ATCAGCGTTATTCCGAATGGCCGCAACAGCATCCACAGTAGAAAAGTATGCAGTAACAGTGCCTCCGACTTCAAAGTCACCAAGCGAAACATCGAAGCCTCCAAAGACGCCAACAGCCTTGTCTACAGTAACACCGTTGCTGATCGTTGCCGTTCCCTCAGTAATGTAACCAAAGAGAGCAGTAGGATTGAGCGTCACAGGGTCCACAATATTCATCCGCATACGGATAACATCCTGTGACGTATTGTAAGCAGCCTCGCCAAGAGACGTGTTGCGAGTGCCAGCCTTCAGGCCAAGCGTACCGTTCCTATAGGCGTCGTTGAGACCCACAAAGCTAAGATCAGCGTTAAGCTTATCCTGCCCTGGAATGTTTAGCGTAAACTGATTGGCAACAGAACCTTCAATGTACTGTGCCTGTTCTCCAACACCATCATTACCAAGACGCCGCTCAATATTGTAAGAACGAGTCTTGATAAGCTCAGGATTGGCAACAGTGGCGTTACGGAGAAAGTCGCCATAGAAGATTCGGATAGACTTACCGGTTCCAGTTTCAGCAACAGGATTCCAAGTAGTCTTGTCGAAGTCTAGAGTGTTAGCAGAAATATTGCGAATACGCGCATAGCCACCATTGTTGGCAAACTTATTAGCAGTAGCATCACCGCCAACATAAATCCATTCGCCAACATTTAAGCCATAAGTGGTAAAGTCACCGGCTGAGCTAGTAAGCGAAGCAATACCTGTGCCCACAGTGATAGCCGAATCCCCTACAGGAAATTCGTGGCCGACTTCTTCAAGTCGAGCAAGAACAGGCGGAGAAGCATTTGCAGTAAGAACCTTTGAGACCGTAACCTTTCCAGCCGTAACAGCAGTAACCAAAGCTAAGCCGTTGTTAGCAGGCTGGGTAAAGTTGCGAGCAATGACAAGATCACCGGCTGCAAACACACCTAGTCCGCTAGCCGCAAGGTATCCATCAGCCGCAACAGACGTAATCGGAATCTGAGTACCATTGAACGGAGCAGTCTTAGCCTTCTCGAAGGCATCAGCGAACATGAAGCCTTGAAGCAATCGAGTAAGGTTGCGCTGAGTCAAGTCTTGATTGAAACCTGCCGCAACCTCAATATCCGTAGGCGATCCCTTAAGACGCTGACGAGAGCGACGAATAGGAGCACGGGCGATAGTCGTGATCGCGCCTCCTGTATCCCTGTAGGCATTCGGCTCTAGCTCATGCCAAACCGGAGTATTAGGAAGAACCTTAAGCGAAGATTCTTCTGCATAAGACAGACCAGTAAAATCACTATTTTGCTTGTTAGGGCTAGCCATTTGCTTTAATCCTTACTGCAATTCATCAAATTCATATTCAACGATTACGCGATATTGAAAAAATGTTCCATCGTTGCTCATTTCCTCAATTCGTGCATTGCGATAGATCACGCTAGCATCAGTTGGCGCTCCGCGAAAGGCGTCACGCATCGTTTCGGCTAGCTGTCTGCCCACAGTAGGGCCATCAGACAAAAACATCGGCGCAAAGACCTGAATAAAGATCAAGCCATTGTTTGTATATCGAGCCTTTGCATTTACCGGACTGCCCACAGAAGACTTGCCAGCCTGAACGCCTTGCGTTGAGAAGCGAGCAAAGTAATGCTGCTTATTTTGATTCTTACCGAACGAGAGCTCAGTCTCAGGAAAGCGCATGTCGTCACAGTCAAGCCGCGTAAGAGCAATCTGTGACCATGCACCAAGAGCCCTAGAACCCATCTGAGCAATAGCGGCGGAATAGGTTGTAAGGTCACTCATTCGCCAAACTTCAGAAGATGCATGATAACTTGTGATCCCGGCTTAAATGTTGAAATAGGACCAGTGATAAGCTCTTGTCCATCTGAGCGAATAACAAGGTCGCCTTGCTCAGGCTCAAATTCTACTGTGGGCATAATCGCTTCATAACCACCGCGCGGCAACGATGAATCTCTAGATAAAGTCGCACTAATGAAAGAAAGAAAATTGCCCTGCTCCACAAAGCAAATCGGAACATTCTGGAATGTTTGACCATTTCGTTTTTTCCAACTGCAAAGATCACCTTTCTTTACAATCAATCGACGGCAGATATTTATAGAGCGATCATATTCACCCATCAAACCCGCCTAAGACTAAGAAATGAACCACTAGCACCAAAGAGGCAAGCCATAATAGCGTCAACAGCGGTAAGGCTTGGCTGCGAACCTGTGCCCACAGATTCAGAATATTGAGTTTCGATTGGCCCAACTTTTTCCCTAACAACAAACTGCCCTGAACTTGTGGGCATCAAATCGACGCCCTTTGCAACTTCAAGAGCTAGTTGCATCTGAGCCTTTTTCAATGGCTCAGGGATGACATTTGAGGGAACAAGAAAGCCATTAATATATACGTCCAACCTAGGCCATTGAAGCCGCTGAAATGGATTGCCAATATAGCCTTGGAATCTATCAGCCTGAGCTTCGATATAATCCATAGCTTTAATTAGCATAACGCTAAGATCACCGGAGGGAACTTCAAAGCCGCGATCCTCGCAATACTTCTGAAAGTCAGCAACGGTAACATAAGAGTTAGCGTCAGTGATTCCGGAGCCGTCTTCAACAATGATCGTTGGCATAAAACTACCTCTCACTTAAAGCAAAAGGGCCAGCGATTGCTCGCCAGCCCTTAAGTTAGATCATTGTGCCCACAGATTAAGCAGTCGGGTCTTTCGAGCCGGAACCACCCTTGACCTGCGTCTTGGCCTTGACATCACCGGCAGGAGCCGGCCACGGGGCCTTGTCAGCGGCCGACGACTTAGCATCCGCAACGTCGGGCTGTAGCGGGTTCCCAAGGGCACCAGAGGCGCCCGTGGAGGCTAGAGCACCCGTGCCGTTGCCCAGGTTCTCAAACGTGGTCGGGTCCTGTGCCTCGCCAGCGTGATCCGAGGGGTTCGGGTCCATGGCAAGACCGGAAGCAAGCCGGGCTTCCTCCCGCTCGCGCCGCTGAGCAATTCGCTTATCAAGAGATTCCATTGAATTGATCCTTAAGTAAGAACAAGAGTCTGAGTAGACTGATTGTGCTTCTGAACCGTCAAGGTCTTGGTAGCAGGATCGTAAGAAACCTTACGAAACAGCTTCGTTAGAATCTTGACGGAATCATCACGCTTCATAATTCGAGACTTCAAAGAAACCTCCTATTAAGAGAGCGACGAAGCGCGGGACTTAATAAAGACCATCGGAACCTGACGACGGGCAACGACGCGAGTCCAGGGAGCCGCCTTAGCAAGATCAGCAAGAGTCGGGCTGAACTCAACAATAGCATCAGCGCCGGTCGGATCAGTCCAAGAGAAGCCCTGCGGATGCATCATCCAAGTCTTGCGCTCCCAAATCTCTTCCATGCCACCACCGTGACCGGCACGCGGCGTGGAGAAGACTTCAACCGGAAGCTGAGGAATACCCTCACCAACAGCGAAGCAAGCACCATCAGCACCACCAAAGCTAAACGATCCAGTTCCGTAAAGAATGGACGTAAAGACAGCGTTAGCACCAGTGCCTTCCACCGGAAGGTTATCAGTCACAAGAACAAGCCGACCCATATAGGTAGGGATCGTAAGCTTGCCTTCAGAGTCGGGAATCATAATGATATCGTCATTGTCTACCATCGTAGCCATGATAGCAGAATGAACAGCGATAGCACGAATATTCTCAACATCCTCGCCAAGCTGATAAGCAGCAGCAATGAAAGTGCGACGATTAAAGACGCCAGCATCACCAGTGCCAGCAGTGATATCCTTAACCATATCACCGTTATTCTTAGCAAGATTTGCAGCAAGCAAACCCTTAGCCATGGCAATAAGGCGGCGCTCCTGAGCACGAGTCCAATAGGTATCAAAGCGTTCCTTGATACGCTCCATCGGATTAATGCCCGAAAGCTCCTGAACAAGACGCATCGAGCTAAAGCCCTGGTTGAGCCAAGCCTTGCGACCAGTCATCGAACCCGTACCAATCTTATTCGGCACAGCAAGGTCGGCAGGATCATCATTAGAATAGTTCGGCTCAATCGTCGGATCAATGTCACCAATAAACGGCACAGTTGCCAGCTTAGAGCTAGAACGTGCAATCTGTGACATGGTATCGCTAACAGCGATAATACCGGATCGGACAAAACGAGACTGCTCAGGATTATTGAGCGTGGTATAGCTCAGATAAACCGGAGAAATAAACATATCGGAAAGGCGAACGGGACCAGCCATAGTATCCTCTTAACAAACGGTTGAACTTAAACCGCGCTTTGCGGAAAAAGTCGTGCAAATTCAGCGGGGTTTGACTTATACAGGTCAACGCGCTCTTGTTGCGTCATATCCTGTGGTTTCTTATCGCCGGCTTTGCCGTTCGCTGAGGTTGAACCGTTGGCGTTGCCGCCGGTCGCTCGCGTGCCCACAACGATAGAGCTATATCGCGGGTTGTCAACAAACTCTTTCTTAAGTTCATCGAGCGAACTTGCGGACGCCTGCCCCTTGCTATCCAGCACTCT